ATCTGATGTTACTACTGTATCCTCAACAGGCTCTGCAGAAACATGTCCGCCAATAACCAAACCGGCTATTTCTGATTCATGTTCCGACATATATTTTTCTCCTATATTATAAACTGAATCGCTTAAATATATAGTATTTTTATCTACTAAGCATTTAGTTTGAATATCTATATTGTCATTATCTTTTAATTCCATTGATAATACCTGCGACAAATCATCGGCAGGCATATTAACAACAGAACCTTCTAAAACTTCAAATTTTCCAGTAACAAATACACAAATGTCACCGTCATAAATCTTTCCATGTCTATGCTCGCAGACATCGCCATCAGCCCAATCGGAATCACAAATACTGCATACATGGCGATTTGTAGTGCTTCCAGCAGAAAAGGTAATGTACCTTCCGTCTAGAAACTTCTCGATTGCTTTTTCATCTGCAATGCGTGCTCTAACACGCATTCTTCCCAAACCAGGCCATTCCTTTTTGGTTAGAAGATTGTATTTCTTCATAACCTTGTAGATCCTTTTGGGATCGTCAGAGTTAAAAGCACGCTTAACTTCTAGAAAATCATTGGCCTCATCAAAGTGCAGCCAAGCACTATTCGATAGATCTTCCCATTGGCCAGAAATAAATCTGCCGATTGGGTCGCTTAGGCCGTCATGATGTATTAGTATTGGCTTGGGGTATGGGTGGGTAAGACTGTCAATACCTTCTTGCTGTCCTTTGGGGGTATAAATTCGATTGTTTATTCTTCTGCCAGAGTGACTTAGGTCATAATAGATCTCTAAGCCTTTCGGTTCGGAAGTTCCGAACATATTGTCCATCATTTTGACTTTATCTCTTGAAGAGAGAGTCCCAAAAGCTGGATCTGGAGTAATTTGTAAATAATCAATTAATTTAATTTGACCCATAATAACTTCCTGTTCGGCCCACTTTCTTCCCTAAAGAAGAATTTTAGACTTTATATCCCTAAATCTTCTGGATTTTCAAGTTTTCCCAACTCAATTCCTAATTGAAAAGACTTTTTCTTATATTTTTTCATTAAATAATCGAATCTCCAGTTCATACTACTTGCTATAACTTCTACAGACACTTTGCTATCGCTGAACTCAATAGCTTTTTCTTCAAAATACTTAATCAAATTATCAACATCCTGAACGTAATCTTGCTCTAGAAGTGACAATTTTCCTAGCTTTTCTTTCTTTAAGAAAGGAACTCCTACAGACTCTAACCCATCGGTAAATGAGTTGTCTAGTGCAGCTAGATTTATTTTTTCTTTATAAAGGCTGAATATATTTACGAAACTGTCTATATTGCGATTGGAGTCACTCGAAAATTTAGGTGCAGTTCTTTCACCATGCTGATTTGAGGGTCTAGATCTTGAAACCGAAAGCCGCTGACTTCCAGTTGAAGATGGATTCGGAGGTCTCCCCAAAGCAGCAGATTTTTGCTGCTGCTCATTCTTCCTGATGCCCGCCCTGGTAATTGAAGAAGTCTCTGATTCTGCCAACGCTTCATCAGCCGCACCCATCCCCAAAGATTTAATTAATAAAGCTGGCTCTTCATATAAGCCCCAATAGGTATTGCCTCTATTCTCTGCAACCATAGGGTTGAGTCTTAGCCGTTTTCTAGCTTCTGTTTCTGTAATTAATTTATTTGAAAACAATTGGATAGCCTGATTCTCTAGCTTGCTTTGATCTTCATTGTCAACAACGCCAAACTTAAGTTCTACTTTATTTTCATCCGAAAAAACCTCATCTCCAAAGCTACCTTCTAAGAGAAGCTCGTTAATAACAAAGTTATCAACAAAAAGTTTTACATATAAATGCAAAGCTTCTACATCTTGAATTGCTCTTTTCGATAATGCTGTTGCCGTGGCTTTGTTGCTTGTATCTCCTTCGCCCATGTCAACGCCAGAAACGCCGAGCCCTGCAAAGACCCGCTTTTTGAAGTGGTCAAGATAGCCTTCAATCCTTAAAGCTCTACCTTCAGCACCAATTGCAGAGATTTTATGCCTATGGTCAGTTACGAAGATACCTCCTGCTGGCATATACTCTATAGTCTTTTTAACTACATCGCTTTCCTTGATCCCGTCCGGACCCACCCTCTCAGGCAAAGCGTCAGAGCCTACAGACCATTGCCAAACAGGGAATATTGAAGTCTCTAACAAGTCTTCAACCAGTTCCTCTATCCTTCGCAACAACAGAACATCGTCTAGAACTGGGCCTAGCTCAGGAGTACCCATAGCAAAGCCAGGGTTTCTATTCGTGTAGTAATGGATTATATCTTCTGGAGCGAACTCTCTGCTTCTACCAGAAGCCATGTGTTGCATGACTTTTGAGATCTCACCATTTAGCTTGTATTTAAACTTTAGAGTTTCAAAGGGCAGGATGAAGTATCCTGCAACAGGATCCACCTCTTTACCTGTAGGGAGAGTTCTTATCTTGCCACTAGAGGCATCTGCATTTCTAACTTTCACCCAGACACAGTTTGAAAAACGAACCAAATCTCTAGCTGTTTGATAAATTAGCAAAGCAAAAGGAATACCGCTAACACCTTGTATCTCTTCGATCCGCTTCTTGACATAAGAGAGGCGATCTCCATTTAGAGAAGTGAACTCCCAGCCAGCCAAGGCAAACCTATTTGCTTTTAATTGAATCGATTTAAATATATAGGAGTCAGTATCTTGGGCAATTTGTATTTCTTCCAAGTCATACTCTGGTTTTATCCACTGCCCTTTATTCTTTTCAGTATAAGCGAACCCTCTGCCAGAGACTTTCTTCATCTTAAACTGAACAGGAGCACCGACAGGTACGTTCCTGTCGATCTGTCGATCTGATGCAACATCAAGAGCCAATTCCAGTAGTTCAGCTTTCATTATACGCCCCACGCAGCTTTCCGATACTTAGTGCTCTTTTGCAAAGCTTTAAAAGTATTTTCCATACCTTTACTAGCACGATCGACCTCCAAAGTACAATTGGATATAACTATATTCTCTACTGCACCATCAGCCTTTCTCCTTAACTGCAACGTAGCTTTGTTCGGGTTTATCATATCTTCTTCATCACCACCTTCACCCTGACCAAGAACAGAAACGTCATACTCAGGATAGCTCGCAATGAGACTTTGGCCAACATTTCCACCAATTCTGACTCTAGAGTCTGTCGCTTCATCTCCGCATTCTAAATCAGCCCACTTATCAATTGTAGACAAAAACTTAATGAAGGCAATCATATCAATGATTAGCATCATAAGACCACTGTTTCGAACGCTTAAGTTCAGCTGGCCATTAAAAAGTGCACCCAAGCTTTTGTAGCCAAATGTTACCTTTTGCGAAAGGTCACGAACCCATTCTTTATATTTTGCCAAAGCTGTTGTTATGAAGTCCAACCCAGTCCAATCCTCAAAAGGCTTGTCTTTTGCTATCTCTTCCTCTATGTCCATAAGCAAATCAAGCTGAAGCCCTGTATTCATCTTAAATTTTTCACCAAAATCAGATCTCAACCCCGTCGCCTGTGCAGAAAGAGGCGAGACAGGCTTTTTATTTTTCGGCAGTTCAGACGCTGTAGGCAAATCTTGCTCAGGGATATCTTCGCCATCTTGGACAGGCATATCAATTTGGAACTTGGCCCAGCCATCTGCTGGACGTTTATGATGGTATCGCAGGTGAGCAGGTACTATCTTCTTTCCATCGACGATGGGATAGTCTCTATTGCCAAAGATATCAATGGATTCGGTGTCATGGGGCTCGTCCTCGTTGTCCGCAAAGAGGTCGTCTGTCGCCCAGCCACCCCCCCTTGTGAGCGACTCTTCACCGCTCCAGGCCCCAATTTCAATATGATCACTAAATTTGCCAAAACTATCTGCAGTTTGCACTGTGCTTTTAATCAGCTGGTTGAATGTTTGAACCATATTAATTAAGCATTCTGTTGGCTGAATCATTAAAGCTGCTATCTGCTCAATGAAAGATACTGTTGCATCTACTATGCCCTTCATGAGGGGGCCAACAATTGCTGTCCAATCCAAGGTGAGGCTAAGCATGCCTGACTTATACTTCCCTAAGAGTCCCCGTAGCATAGCCATAATAGCTATAAGATCTATCGGACAAGTTACTTTCCAAAGAAATGCCCAGCCATCCCAGCAAAAGCTTTTAAGAAGATCTAGGCTAGAATCGAATCGGTCAACCATAAAGTTAACCATTGATTCTATTTGCTTTAACAACTTATTGATTTCAGATGCCCAGTTTATTGGGGCCACTTGCCAAGAAAAATCAAGATTTAACATACAGCTCCAGCAATCTTCGAAATACTCTCTAGAATCCCAAGGAGATCCTTCTGTTTTAGGCATTCCGAGTGCCTCAAGCCCCTCACCAAGAAGGTTCTTAAGCTTTCTAGGGATATTGTCGCTGTCTTCGATCCCTAGGATCTGCTGATCTTCCATATGGTCTTTAGTTATCCCGGGACCCTCCTCACCAAAGAAAGGACCGAACCCTTCGAAATCTTCATCAGGATTAAAGACATCTTTAACTTTATCACAAGCGCTTTTCTCTTCAGAAGCATCTGCTGGATCTGGCTGCTTCTCAGTTTCTGGAGAGTCTCTTTGTGCTGCGTATCTTGCTCCCCCCCTTTGCATGCCCTTTTCAGCTCCAGGAGTTTCTTCTAGCAAAACTTTTTCTGCCGAATCAATAACCATCTTAAAAGCAGACATACTCTTCAACCAGGGAATAGCACATAAATCTCTATTCTGATTATCTACCGAAGCAGTGATAGCGGCTTTTTCATAGTCCCTGATAATTAAGCTAGCGTAAGGGAGAGCATATTCAGAAGAAGCCATCAACTATTCTCCGTTATCTATTTGCTGTAGGTCAGCTTTAGCAAAAGGAAGAAGGTCTTCACCTTCTTCTAGAGCTTTTTTATAAGTCGAGGCAACGCTTCTAGCTCCTGATAGGGAGCCTGTAGCAAAGGCATTGTCTATAAGAGTCCCCAAGCCAGGTATTACTGCAGCCAATATCTGCAATATTTGCTCAACAACAGAGTCAAAATCTTTCTGATGTACAAAGTCGCGTCCTATTTTCATAAACATCTTCTGATATTGCTCCTCTAGCCGCTCAGGATCGTTCTCATGGTCGATGCCTTTTCCTTCTGCATGATCTTTTAAGATACCCATTTAAATACCTCTAATCTAGAGTTTTTTCAAAAAAAGCAGAAGCGTCTTCTTTCTCTAAAGACTCCTTGACAGCTAAAGCTTTCTTATAGTCTTCGTAAGTAATAGAGTTCTTCGCTTTACCTGTAATAACTTTTAAAGCCTTCCTAAGGCTTGGCCTTTTCTTAAAACTAAAAGTAAAACTAGTTGGGCTGCCAGAACCAATTCGCTGATCAATAGAACCTTCTAGAGAAGTGATCTTATTTCTTATGCGTTTAATATCCTGTAGTAAGCGCTCTTTGTCTTTTATGAAAGCTTTACCTTCTTCTATTGACAATGGCCTCGGTTCATGATATGTTCCAGGTCTTATAAAGGAGCCATCCAGAAGCGTTGAAATATCTTTTGCTTTGATCTCTTCCGCAGCCTCTCTTCTGATATCCTCCATAGTACGAGGGCCTAATTGCCCTCGTACTAGTTCTTCATCTGATTTAGTATATGTGGGTACGTAAACAGCTCTAAACAACGAGCTTTGAGGAGACTTCTTGTCCATTAAGAGCCTACTTCCTTGACTGAATAAGATATTCTTAATTCCATATTATCTTTAATCTGAGCAGGCTCATTGCCTGGACAGAAAATCCTAACCCAAATCGGATGATTTGTAAAAGTATCAGCAGCTTCTTTAGTACCTATATCTGGAATCTGAATTGTGCTACCAGAGTCAACTAAGTCCCACTCCTGTTCAGTGGGACGTCTCTTTCCAAACATCAATTTCACACCCCACCCGGTATTACCGAATTCACCTTTACCGTCATACTGACCTTTCCAAGCTGGGGCAACTTTTACCCCAGTATAAAATTTACTTGGATTTTGATTTCTTACATAGAATAACTCTTCATAAGAATCACCTGTATGACCATTATGAAAACTTCTTAAAGGGTCACTGTTAAAAGCTTCTTGAGCTGTATTCAATAGTTGCAATCGATTGTTATCCGGCATATTTAACCTCTAAAACGTATTCCCTCTGTGAGCGTTAAGACCTCTCCGATGATTATTCTTCCTACGATTTCCGCCACCTATCATTCCAAACAAACCAGCCCCAGCGTACAGCGCATGACGAGACTTAACAACGCCCAAGCTCTTCTGGTTGCGAAGAAGCATCG